AAGGAACGTAACTACGGCATCCATTGCCGCGTAGTCCTTCATGACATCGAATGGTATCATGCTATAATCAAAGTCATCTTTTAGAATACCATTTTGTCTACGATAAGTTTCTGACCAATCTTCAAGTGTTTTTTCATAGTCCCCATAGGGAGTGTGTTTCATAGCAAGAGTTTTTAGTCCGTGATTGCCAGGATTCTCGTTGAACATATAGTGCATGAGCATGGTGTCTTCAAAACGAGGAAACTTAAATCCAAAGTGATACTCAAACCATGCAATATCAAACTTGGCATTGTGAAATACTACTTTCTTCGTGTTAAATAACTCCTGTAGAAGTTTCTCTACTTCGCTATCTATGCAGTCAGCGTGAATGTAGCAACCATGATCAGGTTCATAGCTGAGAGACACACCAAGCATATAACCATCTCTTGGATATAGGGCGGACGTCTCTGAGTCCATTGCCACAAAGTCGTAAGGAGCTTTGATGGCATCTGATATAAACTTTTTAGCACTTTCTGGATCTGTGATCCCATAACATTTATCATTGTCTAACTTCTCTATTTTTAGCGCACCAGAGACATATCCATTGATACTCTCGATGGCTTCTTCAAAACTTTTCTTGGCTTCAGGTTTAAATCGAATCATTGCAGGATTGATTAGACCGAGAAATTTCTCGTCAATTACTTTTCCATTGTATTCGGTGATTGAAGACTTACGTGTAAATTGTTTGAAAGGCTCTGACCCCACTAGGACTAGCCATTCATAATCGTCAATATTGATTTCAATATCGACATCTCGTTTTAGTATCTTCTTCTTACTACTGTCGCTGCAAAGTGCAAAACGATCAAAGTCGAAGTCAAGATACTTGTTAAAATCTGTACTTGTTGGTATACTCTCAATTAATGCGACTTTCATACTCTTTATCTATCCATTTTATTATTTCTTCTTTAAATTCTTTTTGTAAACATTCTGTGTATCCGTCAAAAATTTCAGGAACACTCGCTTGTGCTTTTCCTCTCCAGTGGGTTAAAGTATGTTTTTCAAACTCTTGTGCACTGGGTCTATCAGGAAATTTCCATGTCTTTACTAATTCGTAATTTTCCCATGTGCCAGTAGGACGATTTTTTGGGTTGACTGCTAATCCGACTTTTATCCACTCGGGAAAATCATATAAATAAACATAGTTTGAAACAGGATATTTACATGCAGGACAAGGACTTTCTGTCATTGCATTAGGTCTGTGAAACTCATGCCCGCACTCAATACATTTAAAATCAATATTTCTAATATTATTAAATCTAACAAATTCTATATGCTCTGGTATTCTAGATTTATTATCTTCATACCAAGTATCTGCTTTGCTTGCTTGATGAGTATTTTTAGAAATATTATTATTTGCTAAATAATTTTCAATCATCTTTGGAGTCCATCTAGTATCTGTAAATGTTTCATTAAATACTTTACAGATTTGAGGAGATGTAAAGCCTTCGTTACGTAGTTCTTTAAGAAGTTCTATTTCTTCCTCAGTCCACTTACGTACTTCTCCTGCTTTTCTTCTTTTAGTTGATCTTTTTATACTATGTATATCACGATAATTTTGTTTTCTTAGTGTCGCTGTTCTACCTCTGACTTTATCTTGGTGGTATTCTCTGTACTCTGTACCAAATGTTTCCGTCAAGCGTATAGCAATTTCATCGTTAGATAAATCTTGTAACATTCCGTCTATAATTACATCATCTTCTTCTCTTACCCAATTATTACCCATACAATCTCTTTCTAACCTTGTCTACTGTTGATTGATTCATATTGCCAGGATCTTGTCCATCTTTGAGTGTTATGATTTGCACTGACATTTCCAACTTCTCTGCTAATCCTTTGGTTGCCTCTGCTGCTTTGCGTCCTGCATCATCGCCATCAAACATGATGTCCAGTCCTCTGACTCCTTGTAATTTAAGTAAACTGAGTTTAACCCAGTTCATTTGGTTTGTGCCGAAGCAACAAACTGTGTTCTTGAGACCTTTGTCCCAAAGGTTGAGAGCATCAAAGATTCCTTCAACCAAAATAACTCTGTTCTGTATCGGTTTAACTTTCGCTGGACAGAATGGCATTTGTACTCCTTGTGGATAGATATAGTACTTGTTTGGTCCTACATCATTAATCATTCTGCCTATCAGTGCTACTGTTTTCCCAGTTATATCTCTAATTGGAAAGATGATGCGTCCTTCGAATTTTGGAGCATCCCATGTGAAAGCGTCCCAAATCTCAAGTGTTTTAGCACTGATTCCTCGGAACACACCACCTTGCCATTTCAGTCTTTCTTTTGGGAGAGTTAGACCGACTGTTTGTGATCTGATTTGTAATACTTTTTCTTTTATTCTATGAATCCTTACTTCTAATGGAGACTGTGGTGCTCCGAAGTAGGTAAAAATGTTTCCTTTAAAACCACAAGGAAAACAATTAAATAAACCTGTAACTCGATCAACTCGCATTGATGGGTTACTATCATCATGCTCAGGATTTAAACATGATATAAGGCAGTCTCTACCACTGTGGGTAAATCTTATGCCTTTTTCTTGTAAAAATTCCTCTGCTGTCATATGATATTATTATACACTATTTTTAACTGTATGTCAAGAACTATATTCGAGTATGTATCTTTGGGCTGCATACTGCTTACCTTTTTCGGGGAAGTACATTAGCTCTGTTTTGCAATTTTGATACTTCTTGATTTTTTCAATCCACCACTCTATTGGTTTGAGAGTTACATGAGCATTGCTACCATCACTCAGTGTGGCTCTTGCTGGGAAACCTGCTATAGTTGCAAACACAAACTTCATGTTTGGATTTGCATACCAATACTCAAAAGTTGCATCTATTTCATCTTCTGGAATATGCTCTAGCACATCACAGGATACGACTGCATTAAACTCACCTACTGGTGGTTTCTTTTCAAACTTTGGTATTCCAATATCATAAAATATAACTTTAGTAGTGTCCCAAAGTCTATGTATTCTTCTTTTAGTGTAAGGATATGCTTTACCGCATCCAAAGTCTAGTATGCGAACATCGCCTGCAAACTCAAATGTTAGATCTTGAATATTCCAAACCCAATACATAACTTGCTCACCAATCATCATACCAATATCTTTATTGGCATGAATCATACGATATTCGTCTTTTAAATAATCTGTTGCTTTTTGTGTAATCTCAACCATTTTGCTTATGTTTCCAAGGAAGTGTGTCTCCTAATCTCTCGTATTCTTTAAACTTAGGATCATCTTCATAATACATAGATTTCCATACCAGTTCTGCCATTTGAAACCAAATAGCTACGATTCTATCTCTTTCAGCTTTGTCTCCCCAAAGGTAAAACATAAGCCACCATTCTTCATTAAATCTGCACACTCTTACTTCTTGATCCCATAACTCAGGCAATTCACTTAGTACTCTAAGTCTTTGACTTCCTGCAATCGGGTACCAATTTGGCATACAGAGAAAAGGAGATCGTACTCCTTCATTCTTTAGAGCTTCTCGTAGAGGCTCATTTGGTGGAACATTCATAATATTTTCTTTTACTTTTTCCTGTTCCAATAACCATCCAATAGTTCTTACATACCAAGTATGTGGTGGTAGTGGCACTAACTCTGCCGTTTTTCTACTTACTCTATCATCCGCCACTGTTATTTATCTCCCATATTTCATCATTCCAATAGTCTTCAAAGATTATTCTAAATTCCTCTATGTCAGGAACTGGCATCCACCTAGGTAGATTATTACAATATTCTCTATAAGCTTCTTGTAACTGTATTTCTGTATATAGAATCATGTCTATACTTTCTCCAAATAAGGAAACCATGTCCATAAGGTGCGCTTTTGCATCTATCATAAATCATATGTGCTTTCTCCAGTTTCCATTGTTTCTTTTAACTCAGCTCGTTCATCGGGATCAATAGCGGTTTGTGGTCCGATCTTTAATGATTCCCAGTTCATAGTCGAGGTGAATCCTTCTACTTTTCCATTTCTCATTTTAGTACATACAAACTTGATGCACTGTTCTTGATCTCCCCAATGCTGAATACTGTAAGCAGCATCTACTGCATCGAGAATACCTTTTGAGAATCTGACTTCTCCTTTTTCGGAAGTCTGGAAAGCTGACACGATTAAACATTTTTCTTCTTGTGCCAACTGTTTTAAACCTTTTGAAATCTCTATCTGTTCAGTCCAGTCATACTGACCTGAACGACTTGGAGCGTTGTGGCGTTTAACTTGGTTGAGGTAGTCCACGATTATCAGACCTAAGTCTGGTAACTGAAGTCGTTTCTGACGAACAATGTTTACGATCTTTGAGAGAGTGAGTCCAGGATCGTAATGAACGTCTATTTGTGCACCAGAGGTCAACTTGTTTCTTGTGAGTTCACGGTGAAACTTGTCAAAGTCCCTGTGCTTGGAGAAGTTTGCTAAGTGCATACCTCCATTTTCAAAACGGTTTGCCCACCACTCAGCAACGAGATCCCACTCTTTATCAAAGAGTTTTCTTCTCGAAAGCCTACTGATAGGCACTCCAGTAGCCATTGCACACATACGTTGCAAGATGGCTCGTGAATCCATTTCTATTGTAAAGTAGAGTACACTGCGTCCACGTTCGTGGGCAGATACTGCCATATTACAACAGGTAAAGGATTTGCCTCCGCCTCGATAGCCGCCAACAACGACCAAATCTTTGGGAGAGAATGTAAAACCGATATCATAATCTTGATTGAGACCCAATGGAAGATGTTTCTTGAGATCTTCTTCGTCATCAAAGAGTTCGACGTAGTTCATGTTTTCTGCGTCGTCGTTTACGTCAACTCTATCTTCAACCTGAACTACAATCTCCTGCAAAAGATCAATGTTCTCTTTTGCATCGGAGATTGCAATGGTTTGTTCCACGTAATTTTCAATACGGGCTAGTATTTCATTTTGGGTAAATTGATTTTTTAGGTAATCTAAAAGGATGTGTGGCTCGATGTCTGTATCGACTGCCTCGATTGCATAGATCTTTTCTTGCAATTCCCTAGAGCGTATCTCTAGTTTTAGTTGTTCAAAGGTGGGAAGTTCGTGGTATTTGTTCACATGCTTATCTACTATAGACCATAGCTTTTGATACTCTCCTTCTGGAAAGTAGTGTTGCTTAAGATGATTCCATGTGTCAAAATCACCAAGCGATATAATTTGTTTTAGTAATCCACTCTCTAATGTCAAAAAACTCTCCCGAACAAAAATAAGCGGGGCGAACCCCGCTTAGTTGTGTTTATAATTTACTTCTCTTTACGAGCTGATCCATCGTAGTCAGCGCACTGAAGACCTCTTCTGGTCAACATTGTTTTAACGCCTCTTACAGTTTTGCCGATATTGTCAGCAATTTCTTCGACACTCATGTCGCTGATATCTAAGTCAGCAAGTGGATCGGACTTGCTTGTTCCTTTTGTATCTCTTTGTTTTGGTATAGCATTGATTTCACCTGCTCTAAGAAGTGAAAGTGCTTTACCTCTGATTGAATTTACTGATTTGCCTAGGGCATCAGCAATTTCTTCGATAAAAGAACCACCGTTAACCATGTCAACGAATTGTGATTCTTCTGATTCAGTGTAAGTCTTTACAGTTTCAACTTTAGGAGCTGGTTTAACATGCTCGGTAAGTTGCATAGAAAGAATTTTACCTTGAATTGACTTAGCAGAGAACTCTCCACCAGCAAAGTTGCTAGCGATTTCTGCATAAGTGTAAGAGCCTGAATTGTCTGTTACAAAAGCTTGTAAAGTTGCTTCTTGCTCTGATGTGAATGATTTGCTGTTACCTGCTGAAGCAAGTTCTACATCAAATCCCATTTTTCTTAATTTTGATGAAACTGATCTAACAGTAGTTTCAAGGTTTTCAGCAGCGTCAGCTACTGTTGACTGAGAAACTGGAGATTCGTTACCAACGAAATCCACTAACTGTTGAGTTCTTTCATCTGTCCATTTAGGTAATGCCATTTGTGTTTTCCTCTATTAAATGTCTAATGTTTGTTATTATTATGACACCTCGTTCCCGAGCTGTCTGTGTTTTGGCTGACTCAATTCCACTCTCATTTACTAAGTGAGTGCAGTCTTTAGTCAGACTGGGTTTAGTTATAAATCCGAAATTTTTGAGAACTTGTTCTGCATGAGCCTTAGTCGGATAGCTTTTCAACTTACCAGTAATGCAGACAACTCCTTGAACCTTTTCTATTTTATTTACTTTCTTAACTTTCCAGTTGAAAGGTAATGAGTCTCTGTATTTGTTGGGTTTGAACTCTGTTTCTAACCAAGACAATAGATTAGCAGTCGCTTTCGGACCAATGCCCGCTTCTACACAAGTAGTCTCTGATATCTCATCGACAGATGTGATACTATCGCATAATTTTTGAGAAGCCGATTGACCGATTAAACTGATAGAGAAAGCTGGCAGTAATTCTTGCAAGCTAACGCTTTTAGACTTTTGTATTTCGTCAAACAATTTACTTGCCAGTTTCTCAGATCCTATTCTATCAACTAAGTCATCAACAGATAACTCATACAGTTCTGGATAATCCAAAACTTGCAACTTTTCAATAGTTGCAGGACCAAGTCCTTTGATTTTTAGAGTGGAAGCAAAATGAGACAACTTTTTATCCCACTGTTCAGGACAAGCGTAGTTCCTGCAGAACAACTGTTCATTGACTAACTCAAGAACAGAGTCACATGCGGGGCAACTTGTCGGTGGTATAATTTCTCTCAAATTGTTTCTCTCTCAAATATTTATATATTATATAGAAATCTTGACCAAAAGTCAAGAATTATTTTTGAAAATGTGGCAAAAATTTTCAGGAACAACTTTACTCATCCTCATAGACATAGGTGTCTGCGTGGTAGTTTCGTTTTAGTTTCCATTCAAACCACATGACTTGTAATTTCTTAAACCAAGATTTTATCATATTCATTATCGTAAATGTCCTTAATTATGTACTCACCATATGCTTGATGAGCATCTTCAAGAGGATGATCTCTTCGACCCATCTTGTATCCATGTTTTAGTGTAAAGTCATACATTCCTATCTTTTCTGTAAGATGTGGAAGTTCTACTAAGTAGTCTTCTCTAGTAAGAGTAACAGTAGGACTCCATATGATATTTGCAGCTTCGAAGTATTCTTCATCTAAAAACTTAAAGAAAGGCTTATACTGCCCATCAGAAAAGTTATAATAAAGATAAGGAATGTTTTTAGCTTGTAAAAAATATTTTAGTCCTATCATGTAATTTAAAGTAGTTTTTAGGTTATACTTTACACTTTTAAACTTTGCCCATCCTTGTAGAACTTCTTGTTCGGTATCTGTAACGCCAGGGTGGTGATGAAGAACTGATCTTGTTACATCTGTGAGTCCTGTTTTTAAATTACAGTACCAATTTGACCAATTCATTTGTCGCCAAGTATTTTCCATTCGCATTAAATACTCTTGGCGATTAATACCAGACCACATAATAACTACTAAATCTGGTTTATTTTTTAAACAATACTCTATCGTTGTTCGGTAGATTCTATCATTTGATCCACCTACTTTAGCATCATTTACAAACTCTTGATTAAAATGCTCAGATACTTTATTTACAAAGTTACTATTCTTCTCTGTGAGTTCATAACCTTTTACAAAGCTACATCCATTCCAATAGATCAAAATACTTTCACTCCGTATTTCTTTTCAAATTCTAGTGCGTCCTCCCATGTATTTACCATTGGTTGACCTTTAATATTCAAACTTGTGTTTAGTAACATAGGACATCCTGTTCTTTCGTAAAATTCTTCTAGTATAAGTCGCAATCTGGAGTTATTCGATGGACGTACGATCTGTGTTCTACTTGTTCCATCCACATGTATGACTGACGAATAATCATGCTTAGCGACTGTAGTATACTGCATATACTCATTTGCTTCTCCATAAAAATAATCGTTAAAATATTCTGCTAAAATAGCAGGTGCAAAAGGTCTAAACTGTTGCCTTCTCTTTATCCTATTAACAGTTCCT